GGGAAGACGATCTCCAGCTCGTGGCTGAAGTGGAGCCCGATGATCCGGTCGATCAGGCTCTTGATGTGGAACGCCACGCCGCGAACGCCCTTGTTCGAGCCCTTCTGCTGCTCCGACACGACGCTCTTGCCGCCGAGGCCGGCGCCGCCGGAGCTCCGGATGAAGCCCATCTCCATCGGCGACCGGCCGTACGCGGCGCAGCCGACGTGCAGGAGGAACTCCTCGCTCTCGGTCTTGGGCTCCATGAAGCCGTGCTCGAGGCCGGTGTCGGGGCCGCCCGGCATGAAGCGCAGGTGGGCGCGCTCCTGGGCGGTGGTCTGGAGCTTGTCCCAGGCGGCCTGCAGGTCCTGGATCTGGCTGTCGGTCCAGGCGGCCGGCAGCTTCCAGAAATCGAACGGCGTGGTGCCGTTCACGAAGAGCGACAGGTCGAGCAGCTGCCGGGCGAGCGCCCGTTGGACGGTGAGCGCGACCATCTCGATCGGCGGGTGGCCGAAGGGCGAATCGTTCCGGGCCCAGTAGGGCTCGTAGATCATGTGGCTGGTGTCGAACGACAGCCGGCGCGCGTCGGGCGGCAGTTCCCGGTCCTGCATGTACATCTGCCAGGTCGAGCCGCGGATGACCTGGCGGTACGCCGGCTCGGGCGGCTCGGGCGGCTCGCCCCGCTCGTCGAGGATCGGCAGGATCGTCGTGCCGTCGATCGAGCGGACGGCGTAGAGCGACCCGTCGCGGGCCATCCAGAGGTACAGCGTCGCGGCGTCGGTCTCGTACAGCTCGGTCGCGAACGCCCGCAGCCACGGCACCCAGCCGCGGCGCTGGTCGGGCGTCATGAAGCGGCCCTCGACCTGGGCCCGGACGTCCTCGAGGCGGATCCGGCGCTGCTTGACCGCGTCGCGGTCCATGCCCGGGACGGCCTTCGGCCGGATCTCCCAGCGGAGCTGCACGAGGTCGTCGACGTTCCGGGCGATGCACAGGGCCGCGACGTCCCAGCCGCGCGAAAGCTGCCGGAGCGCGTCGAAGCTGAACTCCTCGAACGCCCGGGGCGTGACCGTGATGTTGTAGCCGGGCGAGTAGTCGAACATCCGCGGCTGGCGGGTGTCCGGATGGCTGGGCGCGACCGGGATCCCCGGGCCCATGTCGACGCGGCCGAGGGACGCCGCCAGGGCGGCGAGGTCAGTGGTGCGGGCCGGGATGTAGACGCCGCTCGAGGCGACGGGCGCCGGCGCGGCCGCCGGCAGCGCCGTGACGGATCCCGCCCAGGGCGTGTCGTCCCACTCGGAGGTCACCGCTCGATCGCCTCGAGGTAGCTGCCGGCGCGGTGGCGGGCGGCCGCGGTGGCCCGGACGCGGATCTTTCCGTCGGTCTCGATGACGATGGCCCGGAGCAGCTCGTGGAAGATGAACCGCGGCATCCACCCGGGGCGCCGGAGGAGCACCCGGCTCGACTGCCGGAACTCGACGCCGAGCGCGGTCCGCACGCGGGCCGCCTGCCAGTCGGCGAGGACGAGGGCCGGATCGCGCTCCTCGCGGTCCTCGATTTTCGTCAGGGGAACGGGTGGCCGGTTCGCCGCCACCGAGACGCCGCTCATGCTCCGGGGCCGCACCTTCCGGGATGGCCTGCGGGTCGACCACAGCTGTCGATCGCGTTGGCGGCGGCACGATACAGGCGGCCGCATAGAGCGAGCTCGACGGGCTCCGGCGGAACGTCCTCGTGCTCGGCCGGGCCGTCGACGAGCTCCTCGAGCTCCTCCTCCGGCGAGGAATAGTCGGCCAGGCGCCTGCGGATGTAGCCGAGGAACCCGGGCTCCGCCGGCGGCGGGTCGTGGGGTGCGGTGAGCCGGGCCAGGGCGACGATCGCGGCCGACTGGCCCGTGATGCGCTCGGTGGAGCGCTCGTTCGACGGCTTCATGTCCTGCGTCCCGGCCTGGCTGTCGACGACGAGGTTGGCGGCCATCCAGCGGAGCACGGGGTTGCCGCCGTGGCGGACTCGGCCCGACGCGATCCGGGCGAGCCAGTCCTTGGTCGCGGCCGAGAGCGCGACGTACGACTGGCTGGTCGGGACCATCGTCGTGTAGGCCCCGGCGTCGGTCACGAACTGCGTGGCGTTCAGGCGGATGAAGCCCGCCTCGTGGATCTGGACCCGCTCGGAGATCGTCTTCAGGTCCGCGAGGATCGACGCGTAGTCGGTGACGTCGCCCTCGGTCGCGACGATGAGCCCGTCCTTCGCCCAGACGTCGTAGGGCAAGTGGTCGCGGCGGGTCCGGATCTCGATCGCCGCCTGGGGGCACCAGAAATGCGGCTCGACGTGGAGGTCGCCGGCCTCGTCCTGCCATTCGAGCAGGAGCGTCGCGATGTCGGTCGTCGACGACAGGTCGAGGCCGGCGTAGACCACGGCGCCGTCGGGGATCTCGGCCGGCCGCTGGTTCGCCTCCTGGTCCCACTTCGCCATGTCGATCGCGCCGGCCGACGCCTCGGTCCAGACGCAGAAGTTCAGCCGGGCGACGAGGGCCGCGTGGGCCGGCATGTCACGGGCCTCCTGGACCTGCTCGCGGAGGTAGCGCCGGCCGGGGGTGATCTCGAGGAGCGGGTTGGCCTTGACCCAGCAGCTCTCGTCGTTCATCCAGTCGTCGCCCTCGTCGAGGCCGCACACCCAGGCGAACCACGAGTCGTTGGCGATGACCCCCTCGAGGACCTGGATGCTGTACTGGTGGTGCTGCCAGCAGATCGAGGTCCGGTCATAGCCCGAGTTGGTCACCTCGACGATCAGGGCCCAGTCGTCGCCCTTCGTGCCGGCCCGCATCTTCTCGACGACGAGCGGCGTGGCGTGCTCGTGGATCTCGTCGATCAGGGCGCCGTGGACGCGTTTCTGGTCGAGCGACCGGGCCTCGGACGACAGAGGCCGCATGAACGAGCCGGTCCGGCCGTAGAGCATGTTCTGCGCCATCACGTCGACGAGGCGCTTCAGGTAGGGCGACGCGTCGACCATCGCGGCGCCGTCGTTCCAGAGGTACTTCGCCTGGTCGCGGGTGACGCCGGCCGTGTAGATCTCGGCGCCGCGCTTGCGATCGGCGACCATGAGCTTGAGGCCGATGCCGGCCGCCCATGGGGTCTTCCCGCCGCCCTTCCCCTCCTCGTCGTACACGGTCCGGAACCGGCGGCCGCCGCCGACGAGGAGCCAGCCGAAGATCGAGCCGGTCTTGAAGACCTGTGACGGCTGGAGGACGAACGGCCGACCGTCCTTCAGCTTCAGGAAGTCGAAGAACCGGATCGCCCGGCCGGCCTCCTCGGCGTCCCAGACGAGGCCGCGCTCGTGGCCGTGCTCCATGTCGTCGAGGTGGCGCTGGCACGCCAGGCGCACGTAGCGGTTGGTGACGATCTCGCCGGCGACGACGGCCCGGGCGTAGGCGTGGACGCCCTCGGCGGCCTCGGCGTTCGCCGACCGTGCGGGCGCGGCTACGGTCATGCCGCGGCGGAGCGGGCCGGCGGGGCCTCTCCGGTCGATGCCCAGCTGACCGACGCCGGGGGAGGCCGGTGGTATCCCCGGACCCGGCGCCGGTGGCGCCACGAGTCACCGTAGGCGTAGATCTCGCGGCCGCAGGTGTCACAGGTCCCGCCCACGCCCGGGAGGATCGTGTGGACGTCCGTGACGCGGGCCGGTGTCGCGAGCGGCTGGGACCTCGACCCGTACGACATGCCGGAGCTCCACTCGGGCTCGCGGCCGCAGGGCCGGCCGGCTGAGAGCGGCTTCGGCAGCGGCAGCGGCGGGTGGGTGTCCAGCGGCTGGCCGCAGTCGCACAGGTTCGCCGCGATCATCTCCTCGATCGACGGCAGGCGGGGTCGCGACGTGCGGTCATCGCGGACCGCCGGCGAGACGCCGGCGACGCGGCCGCGGCGGTGCTGCAGCACTCCCCGGAACGTGACGACCTGGCGGCCGCACGCCGTGCAGCGGTCGGCAGGTCCCGGGGTCGGCGCGTGGGCGGGCATCGGTCAGTGGATCCGCCGGCGGATCTTCTCGCCCGGCCAGCCGGGCTCCTGGTGGCTCCAGACCGGCTCGTCGAGCGGGCCCTCGCGGACGGCGACCGGCCAGCACGGGCAGTCGCTCGTCGCCGGGTGCGTGGCCTGGCCGTTCAGGGCCGGCACGACGTGGACGGCGCCCTCGATCGTCTGGATCAGGGCCCACCGCCGGCGGGGGACGATCATCCCGTCGCCTCCTCGAGGAACGTCTCGAACGGGTCGGCCTCGTCCTCAGCCGGGCGCGCCGCTCGAGCGCGCGCCGCCGGCGTCATCAGCAGCTCCTTGGCCGCGGCGATCGCCAGCGTCGCGTTGTCCCGGACCACCTGGTGGAGCGGGTTCTTGACGAGCTCGCCGCGGCGGGCGCCCGTCCCGCCGGCGCGGATGAGGGGCCCCGATTCCTGCAGCATCTTCGCGGCGTACTCGCCGCGATCGACGGCCTCGGCGAAGATCCGGAGCAGGGCGAAGTCGGCGCCGGTGATCTGGCCGAGCTCGGCCGGGACCTCGACGAGGACGCGCCGCCAGATCTGCTTGGCCCGGTCGCTCATGTCCGACGGGATCCGCGGCCGATCGTGGGTCGCCTGGTTCGGCATGACGCCAGGGCGGTCCTTGCGGGCGGTGCCCCGCATGAGCTTCAGCTTCGCAGAGTCGGGCGCGGGCCCTCGCTCACCCACCGGCCGCCTCGAGCACCGGTTCGCGCCCGGTCTGGGTCTGCCAGCGGAGGATGATCCCGGCGGCGTAGTCGGGGTCGAGCTCGATCGCCGCACACCGCCGGCCGATCTCCTCGCAGGCGATCAGCGTCGATCCTGATCCCGCGAACGGGTCGTACACGAGGTCGCCCTTGCGGCTGGAGTTGACCAGGCACTGGGCCACCAGGGCGACGGGCTTGGCCGTCGGGTGCAGCCGGTTCGCGGCCGGCTTCGGATAGCTGAGGACGCTGGACTGGTCGTGGCCGCCGTACCAGCGCGTCCCGTCGTGGTCGCCCCGCCCCGGCCGGCCGTCGCCGGGTACCCAGCCGTACAGGATCGGCTCGTGGGCGAAGTGGTAGTCGGAGTGGCCGAGCACGATCGCGCCCTTCGCCCAGACGAGCTCCTGGTGGACCCGCCAGCCGAGGCGCTCGACGATCACGAAGAACGCGGCGTGCCGGGCGCCCCCGGACGGGCCCGCGACGTAGAACCGGGCCGACGGCGCCAGCGCGGCCGCGCGGAACGCCCGCTCGACGACGTCGTCGGATTCGGCCGGCGTGTCGTTGTCGATGGTCAGGCGCTCGTCGGTCTTGCCTTCGTAGGCGACGCCGTACGGCGGATCCGTCCACATGACCTCGGCCGGCCCGAGCTCACCCATGGCACGCGCAACCACAGTCGGGTCGGTCGCATCGCCGACCGCCAGCCGGTGGTCCCCCAGGATCCACGTCTGACCAACCGAGATCCCGTGATGCCCCCCCCCAGCGACCTGGGCGAGGTCAGCGCCGTCGAGGCTGCCGACCTTCTCGGGGTTCAGCTTGCCGAGGAACTTCTCGAGCCTGGCGTCGTCGACCTTGACGTCGGCGAGCAGCTCCCGGAGCTTCGCGCCGTCCGTGTCGGCCATTGCGCCGATCGGGTCGAGGGTCGCAAGAACGAGCGCCTCCTCCTCGGCCGTGAGCTCAACGTACAGGACCGGGACCTCCGGCTCGTTCCGGGTCAGCGCCTCCTCGATCCGGGCATGGCCGTCGACCATGTGGCCGGTCGTGACGTTGACGATGACCTGCTGGACCCAGCCGACGACGTCGAGCGAGCCGCGCAGCGCGTCGCGCTGGCGCCC